GACCACCAGTTCCACAGATCCTTGTATCGAAACACCCATGGCTCGCCGTAAACGCCATCGGTGATTGGTGTGCGGACCTGCGCGGCGCGGTCGGTTTCGCTGGCATAGAACCAGTCGAAGCCCTCGCCGCCGGCGATGTTCTTTTGCAGATAAGCCCGGTCGTAAATCGCGGGCCAGCCCTCGGCCGCGTCGAGATGTTCGAACCCGTCTCGCCAGTCCGACAGCGGCATGTAATTGTCGATGCCGACGAAATCGATCTCGGGATCGGCCCAGAGCGGATCGAGGTGGAAGAACACGTCGCCGCTGCCATCGCCAGGCTGATGCCCGAAATATTCCGACCAGTCGGCGGCGTAGCTGATGTCCGTGCCCGCCCCGAGGATGCTGCGCACATCCGCCGCGAGATCGCGAATGGCCTGCACCGCGGGATAGGTGCTCGCACCCGAGCGGATCGTGGTCAGCCCGCGCATCTCAGTGCCGATAAGGAAAGCATCGACGCCGCCTGCCGCCGCGCAGAGATGGGCGTAGTGCAACACCATGCGGCGCAGACCCCAGTCGCCCGGCGCCCCGATCCAGGAGACCGTCTCGCCGGAGATCGCGAAGTCGGACGGGCTGGCGCTGCCGAAGAAGTCCGCGACCTGGCTTGCCGCCGCGGCTGTCTTGTCGACGCTGCCGGTGTAGCCCGCGGCGGGCGAACAGGTGATCCGGCCGCGCCAGGGGAACGCCGGCTGGCCGGTCTCGGCGGCGTTGTCGGAATACGGGTTCGGCAGCGTGTTGCCGGGCGGCACGTCCATCAGAATGAACGGATAGAAGGTGACGCGCAGCCCGCGCGCCTTCATCTCCTTGATCGCCTGGATCACCGCGAAGTCCGCTGGCGTGCCGCCATAGACCGGGCGGTCCTGATCGTCGCGGCTGACGAGGTGGGCGTTGGCACGGGACACGCCATTCACCGACCAGCTGGCGGGCGTCGTCGACTTGGCCGAGACCTCGACGCCGGGCCGCACTTTGCAGTCGCCCGCCCGCAAGTCGTTCCCGAACCAAGCGACGACGAGGCTCACGCTTTTGACCTTCGGCGCCATGGCCTGCAAGCGGTCGAGCGCCACGACCATGTCGGCGGTATCCGAGAGCGCGTTCAGGTTCTCAGGCGTTTGCGCCCCACCGCTGCCCTTGCGGATGCCGGTCGTGGCATAGGTGAACTCGCCCGAGGCCGGGATCATGGTGACCGCCTGTGTGAGCCCCTCGGCCGTGTCGGGATCGGCGAGCGGGCGGAAGACCTCGAAGGAGAGTTGCGGCAAGCGGTTGCCAAAGTTACCGAGCGGGAGGTCCTCGAAGACCACATAGGCCGTGCCCCGATAGGCGGGCGTGCTGGCCGCGCCCATCGTCGCCGCGATGAACGGATCGGCCGTCTGGGTCTCGTCCCCCGGATACCAGCGCCAGGTGATCCCGGCCGTGTTGAGCAGCTTGCCGTCGGCCCAGATGCGGCCGATGCCGGTGATCGGCCCCTCGCAGAGCGCCACGGCGAAGGAGGCATAGTAGAGATACTCGGTGGTCTTGACCTTGCCGCCGCCCCCGCCGCCCTTGCCGCCGCCTTGCGTGGTGGTCTTGGTCTCCTCTCGGAAGTCGGTCGCCCAGATGATGTTGCCGCCCATGCGCATCCGGCCGTAGACGCGCGGGATGACGGCGCCCTCGGTCGAGGACGTGATCCGGAGGCTGTCGAGCCGCGGCCCCTCGATGCGCTGGGTGGGCGCGAGCGACGAGACGATCCAGCTGTCGACAACCGACCCGATGGTCGAGCCGACGAAGCCGCCGATGGTGGCGGCGCTCACGCCGAGGATCGCGCCGCCGATCGAGCCGCCAATGGCGGCGCCAGCGGCACCGAGGACGAGGGTGGCCATGTCGGGGTCTCAGCGTTGCGGAAACAGGAAGGCGAAGGCAATGCGCCGCCGCCAGGATCGGGTGAGCGGTTCCTCGATCACGCCGAGGCGCTCATAGGCGTGGAGGAAGCTGTCTGGACCGGTCATGATGCCGACATGCTTGGCGATGGCGCGCGGCATCATCCGGAACAGCACCAGCGCGCCGGGGCCGGCGTCGGAGGGCGACACCTCGATCATCATGGTGCGCGCGCCCTCGGCCAGAACCTCGCGCGGGCCCGTCTCACCCCAGTCGCGGCTGTAGGGCGGGATCGGAAACGGCTCGGGACCGACGACCTCGCGCCAGATGCCCCGTGCAAGCCCGAGGCAGTCGCAGCCGACACCGCGGAGGCTTGCCTGGTCGTGATACGGTGTGCCGAGCCACGCGCGCGCCGCAGCGATAACCCTGTCTGGGTCGGCGGGGGCTCTCGTGCATCGCGAAGCGATGCACTGCCGCCCGTCGTTTCCGCTGGAAACGACGTTGGTCACAGCACGCCCCCTTCGTGACCGCCATCCTTTGTCGCGTAGCGCAGGATCGTGTCCTGACCGGGGATATGCGGGAAGCCGCGGAAGTTGGCGGTGTTGGCGAACTTTGCCCCGCAGGTCTCGATCCGCTTGTCACAGCCCGCACGGATGGTGAAGGCGTCGCCCAAGGCGATGGAACGCACCGGCGCCTCGAGCAAGGCCAGGACCGCGACGCCACCCGCAACGTCATGGCCCAGCACCTCGGTGTGCCGCCCCGCATTCGCCCCGCTCGTCCATTCCAGCGTGCCGAAGGTGAACCAGCCGGCATCGAACCCAGCGAGCCCCGATGCGGTGAAGGCCCGGTCGCGCAGGAGATCGATCACCGCGCCCGTCCCCTTGAAGGCCGGATTCTCGAGATCGATGCCGCAGCGCGCGTCCCCAAGCGCCGCGTCGCAGGTCGCCTGGAAGGTCCGCCCGACCGTCTGGCCCAGCACGTGCGCGAGCGAGCGCACCTCGGCGACGAAGACCAGCCGCCCGCGCCGGATCTGGCCGATGGCGCCGCGCCGCATCAGCACGCGCTGGCCCGTGTCCGCCCAGTTCACGCGCCAGACTTCGACCTCGGCATTGTCCCAGCGGCCATCGAGGATGTCGGTCTCGGTGATCCGGTCCGAAGTCAGCACACCCTCTGCGTCCTGTGCATCGACCGAGAGGTTCGAGCCCGAGCGCACCTCGGATGCCGTGAGCCCGCTCTCGGGCTCGAACTCGGTCCCGTCGAAGGTCAGTGTCCGGTCGTGATCGGTGAAGCCGAAGGTGACACCGTCGGCACGGGCGATCCGCCACACCCAAGCGAGCGTGGTCGTGCCGTCGTCGAGATGGGTCTGTAGCGCGGGAGAGAGAGCTTTCATCGGCAGGTTCCCGTCATGCGGTCGTCGAGATCGGCGATCCAGTCGGCCCAGTCCGGCGGCACCTCGGCGACACTCGCCGCAGGTGGCCGTGCCAGTCGGGCCTCGGCATAGGAAATGCAGCCGGCATCACCAGGCACCGTCGTTGCGGCGCAGCCGCTGAGCAGGATCGCCAGCGTCGCGGCCGTCACAAACCGCCTTGCGCCCGCGCTCGACGCGTCCAATCGTGTCTTCCAATGCATCGCGTTCTGCCTCCCGTTTGCCCTGACGCTTTCCTTCCACCCGACCCCAGACCCGGCCGAAGACAATGCCACCGACCGCGCTCAGAGCCGCGACCAGCCAGATCAGGAACTCAGCCATCACCGCGGAATCCCCGCTCGATCCGGTCACGCAGGCCGATCAGGCCGAGGCCGAGGAAGATCAGCCCGGCGGGCGAAGCGTCGCCCGAGCCGGCGAGCAGCGCGACGAGGCGGGACAGTTCAGCAAACGGTCCGATTGCCGGCAACGCGACGGAGGCGATACCGGTGAGCATGGCGAGCAGCCCCGCCCACCAAGTCAGGGAACTCGGTCGGATGTAGCGCATGGGGATCAGTTCCTTTTGAACAGCCGGTTGAGGATTGTGACCAACCGGGCAAGCCAGCCGGTCGGCGTGTCAGGGCTGGGTCTGGTCGTGGCGGGGCGCAGCATCGCCAGAGCTTGCGTCTCGGTGAGACGTCGGACGGGCCGCGAGAAGTCGACGCGACCCGCATGGTCCACAGACCAGACCGGGATCGCGCCGCCGGGATAACGTCCGTCGCGGAACAGGTCGCGCTCGGCCTCCCGTCGCGGGATGATCGATGCAGGCTTGCGCCAGTTCAGAAACGCGTCGGCGGCTGCAACGCGATTGCCGGCGTTCAGGTGCCGGGTTAGCGCTGCCCTGGCGATGCCGCCGGTGTTGTAGTGAAAGCTGACCAGTGCATCGAACTCGTGCGGCTGGAGCGGCACCGTAACCGCGCGCCGGACGTCGGCTTCGTAGCGCGCGAGGTCGGCGCGGAAGACCCGAAGCGCCGCGCGGATCCCGGCGTCGAGATCGTCCGGCATCCCGCGCGGCATTGTCGCCGGATCGGGCGGTCCGGCGGCGGCGGTGTGGCCGATGCCGAAGGTCCAGGTGCCTGTGGAATCGCGGTAGGGCCCGGGCACGATACCCTCGTGCCGGGCAAGGGCCATGAGGCCCCGGTCAGTCATCTGCATGGGGTTACCTCAGGAGCGAGAGGATCAGGATCAGCGCGGCAACCGCGAGGCCGATGCGCAGGCGGTGCAAGAAAGCATCGCGCGGGTCGTCGGTCAGGCGCCGCAGCCCGCGCAGGACACGGACGAGCTCAGTCATCGCCGCTCTCCCGCGCCTGGCGCAGGCGGGCAAGCACCAGTTCGATCACCGCCGGGCCGAAGACCCCGACGAGATAGGCGGCCGATCCCGCTGCACCGCCCGCCGGGATCGCCTGTGGCGGCAGGCCCAGCCAGCTGGTGATGACGGCCATCGACAGGCTGCCCATGCCGGCGGCGATCAGCCCGCCGAGCAGGATGTGCCGCAGCGCGTCGCGCAGCCGCATCTTCGTGGTCAGCGCGTTGGTCGCGCCGCCGAGGGCGCCCCAGGCGGCGAGGATCACCGCCGTCGATGCCGCGAGGTCGCGCAGCACCGTCGCGACGAAACCGGAATTGTCGTTCATCGCCGGATCTCCAGGAGCGGGATGGAGGTGATGGAGCCGAGCCGCTCGAGGTCGAGCGTCACGTCGAGCGTGTCGGTGTCGAAGCGGACCGGCACGTCGAACTCGAACCCGGCCGTGATGGTGGCGCCAGAAGCCGGAGCGGTAGTGAAAGTGACGAGGCCGGTGGTGGTGTCGACCGACCAGCCGCCTGCCTGTTCCACGCCATCGACAGCCACCGTAACGCTTCCGACCACCGGCTTGGTGATCGTCCGCACCCATGTCTGGCCGCCAGAGGTGTAACGCTTCACCAGTTGGAATGCCGTCGTCGTGCCATCCCCGGTGCCGATGGCCTGATCGGTCGCCGATGGCGTCTGCGATGGAAGGCACGACTTGTAATCCGCCCAGTCCTTGAAGCGGAAGCCGTAGAGGCGACCGTTGCGTGCCTCGAAGAATTCGACGACGGCGGCGAGATCGTCGGCGCGGCGGATGCCGTAAGCGACATCGTAGCGCCGGCGCGAGTTCGCCCAGCTGGCGTTACGCTCCTCGTCGCCCGAGGCCAGCTCGACGATCTGCGTGCGTCGCTCCGGCCCGCCTCGTGCACCCCGGCTGATATTGTCCGGAAACCGGACCTCGTGAAACGCCATCAGAGCCCCCTGCGCCCCAGCGACACCGCGCGAGCAATATCGGCGGCGACCTGCGTGCGCGACTGCCGGAAGCTTTCCGCGTCGCGGGTGTTGATGTTGATGGTTACACCGCCGCCCGCGCCATAGCTCTGTGCGTCGCGGCGCGAGAGCACTCGCTCTCCGCGCTGGAGGATCGCGGGCACCTCGTCGGGCCTGAGGCCGGCCCAACCTCCCGAATGCATGCGCGGCGCGGCGGCGAAGGCCATGGCGGGGACCATGCGCGACGGCGCCGGCCCGCCGACCACACCGCCCGCGTGAAGTACTCCGGCGAAGAGCCCGCCCGCGCTACCGAGAATGCCGCCGAGGACACTGGCGATGGGGCCGAGAATGAACCGCCGTGCGGCGAGCCGTGCCAGATCGGCGATGAGCGAAGTGACGAGATCGCGGAAATCCAGCTTGCCGGACTTCACGAATTCCGCCACCGCGTCCTCGGCGCTTCGGAATGCGCCCACGAGGCTCTGGCCGATATCGGCGCCGATGTCGCGGGCCCTGGCAGCGTAATCGGCCAGCGTCGCGGTGACGGCCCCCCAGCCGGTCGCGGCCTGCTCCGCCCCGTCGGCATTCGCCGCCCCCGCAGCCTGGCCAGCCTCACCGGCGGCATCCAGCGCCTCCGTCACGCGATCGGCCGCCGCTGAGGCCTCATCGAGCGCATCCGCCCCGTCTTCGCCGCTTGCGCGCATCGCGGCCCTGAGCGCGTCCACCGATTCCCGCACGCCGTCGAATGCGTAAGCGCGGGTGTCGGCGGCGCTGGCACGCAGCACATCGGCCTGGTGGCCGGCGTTGTTGGCAGCGTGGTCGAGATAGGAGGCGTAGCTCTGCGCCCCGTAGACGTCGATCCGTGCATCGGCCCCGATCCGTTCGGAAACCGCGTTGAAGGTCGGGCCGATCTGGGAGAGGAAATCGGCCCATTTTTGCGAGAGAAACGCCATGAGGCGGAGCCAGATCGCCTCGATGTCCGCCCTCATGGCGCGGAAATCATCGACGAAGGAAGTGACGGTCACCTTGATCCCGTCCCAGACCGCCTTCGCGACATTGCCCATGAGTTCGAGCGCCTCGCCAAAGCCGCCGGCACCCTGCACGAGCTTCGTGAACTGGTAGATGAGCTCGCCCGCGCCGACTACAGCCGCGCCGATGCCGGTGCGGATGAGCGCGCCGCGCAAGACCACAAGCGCCGTGGCGAGGCCGCGCACGGACAAGGCCGCGGCGGCCAGCCCGGCAACCCAGCGGCTGGCGAGGAAACCCGCAAAGGTCGCGGCATAGGTCGTCAGGCGACCGATATTGTCGAAGAGCCCGGCAATGGCCTGTCCGAGCGGGCCGGTGCGGCTCGCGAGTGTCGCCATGGCGTCGGCGACCGTTTCCAGAGCGGGCGCCGCGGCGACTGCCAGCTGGTTCGACAGACCACGCCAGATCAGACCCAGCCGCGAGATCGCGTCGTTGGTCCGTTCGATCTGGTCAGCTTCCGTCTCGGAGACCACGACACCGAAGGCACGCACGTCCTCTGTCGCCTGACGCAGCGTCGCGGTGTCGATGCGGCTCATGGCGATGGAGCCTTCCTCGCCGAAGAGCTGCCCCGCGACGGCGGCACGCTCGGCGATTGGCACGAACGCCTCGATGGCGGCATTGACCGCACCCACGCGCTCGTCGAGGGGCATCGCCAGCAGGTCAGCGGCCGAGAGCCCGAGCCGGTCCAGCGCTTGCGTGGCCGGGCCGGTCCCGGCCGCGGCCTGGCTGAGTCGCCGGGTCAGATCCTTGGTCGCCTGCTCGATGCCAGACATGGACACGCCCGCCAGTTCCCCCGCACGTTCCAGCGTCTGGATCGAGGCAACCGTGGTGCCGAGCGACTGCGCCAGCTTCGCCTGCGCATCGACCGTCTGCAGGCCGGACCGCACCATGGCGACACCGGCGGCCGTGGCAGCGGCGACGGCAGCCGCTGCCGCGACGCGCACCCGCCGCGCGAAGCCTGCAAGCCTTGCGTTGGCGGCCTCCATCTCGCGACTGAGCCGGCCGAAGCCACGGGCGGCGGCCTCGCCCACGCCTTCCAGCTCGGCGCGCACCTGCCGGCCGCCGACCGCGGCGAGGCGGACGCTAACCCGTTTTTCCGCCATCAGGGCGTTCCATCTGTTCGTTGAGCTTGGCCACCATCACCGCCTCAATGACGGGCAAGAGTTCGGCCATGGCGACGGGCGGAACACCGAGGGCGTCACCAAGCGCCAGCGCCGCAGCCATGTCCCAGCCGATCACGGCGCCGGGCAGCACGCGCAGTTGGCCGCCGAGGCGCCCAACCAGGTCCCAGACCTGCCAGCCCTCATGCGTGAGCGGCCGGTTCAGCCGCGCCGGGCAGTCCGGGCAGGCTTGCTCGCGGCCCTCGTAGGGCTGGCAGGCCTCGCAGTATCGCTCACCCCCACCGAAGGACCAGTCGGCAAGGGCGCGGAGGCGTTTTTTTCCTGCTCCAGAAGCAGGCCCTTCGAGACGTATGAAAGCTGGAAGGCCTCGAAGATCGGCCAGATGTCC